CTGAACAGGCAATGGAAATGGAAAATTTATCTCCAAACGGAAGCGAGAGCTAATAATGGAAACTCTATACATCGAAGCATCATCTATTGAGTGCAGCGAAGAACGTCGCGAAATCTCAGGGCTTATTGTCCCTATGGGTACAGGCGAAGTCGGACACACTAATCTTGGTGGAGCAGTCTTTGAGGCTGGTTCAATCGACGTTACAGACATCTCAAAGATTAAGTTGCTATCACAGCACGACATGAAAAAGCCAGTTGGTCGCATGACTGCCGCTGAGGTTCGCCCAGATGGTATCTACGCAACCTTCAAGCTTTCACGTTCAACAGGTGGCAACGACGCGCTTATTCAGGCGCAAGAAGGACTCGTCTCAGGACTATCAATCGGCGCAGAGATTATCGCATCAAAGCCATCACGCAGCGGACACATAGTTGTCACAGCTGCAAAGCTCAAAGAAGTTTCTCTAGTAACAGAGCCAGCCTTCAAGTCTGCTCAGGTGCTTGAGATCGCGGCAGAGGAATCAATCCCTGTCGAGGAAACCCTACCTACAGAAAGCGAGACAGTCGTGGAAGACACAACAGTCGAAGCAACACCAGTAGAAGCCGCAGCTGTCGAAGCTGCTCGCCCTACAATTACAGCAATGGCATACACAACGCCACGCATTGACACAAACCCAGCAGTTTTCCTAGAAAACTCAATCCGCGCACAGCTTGGTGATGAGTCAGCTCGTCAGTACCTTGCAGCTGCATCAGATACAACAACAACTGAAGTTGCTGGTCTCGTACCAACACGTCAGCTCACAGAAATCATCAACAACAAGTCAACGGCTGGTCGTCCAAGCATTGATGCGATTTCCACCGGGACGCTTCCTGATGCCGGATTCAAATTTCAAATCCCTCGCGTCAAGGCTGTTCCAACAGTTGCAGAAACAGCACAGAAGGCTGCGTTCTCAGATACTCAAGTTGAAATTGAGTACCTCGATGTTGATGTTAAGAAGTATGCAGGAATGCAGTTGTTCGACGTAGAAGTTCTTGATCGTACTTCTCCAGCATTCTTTGCAGAGCTTCAGTCACTTATGGCAGATGCTTACGCAAAGGCAACAAACGTCGCAGTACGCACAGCTATTCAGGCTGGAGCAACAGCAGATGGTACAACAATCACGCTTCCTTGGGATGGCGCAGAAATGGCTGGCTTTATTGCTCGCGCTTCTGACTCTATCTACACAAACACACTTCGCTTTGCAACAGGCGTAATTGTCTCTCCTACACAATGGAGCAACATCATGGGAATGGTGGATTCTTCAAACCGTCCTCTATTTATCGCTTCACAGCCACAAAACGCAGCAGGTAACGTGTCACAGTCACTTCGCGGTTCACTCCTCGGACTTGACCTCTACGTTGACTACTCACTCACAGGTGTTGCAGACGGCTCAATCGTCGTCGTCAACCGCGAATCATTCACATGGTTCGAATCAAGCCGACTTCAGCTTCGTGCCGACAAGGTCGGTACAGGTCAGGTTGAAGTTGGATACTACGGTTACGGTGCAATCGCAACTAAGGTTCCATCAGCAGGCGGAGCATTCAAGTTCAATAACGCTTCATAAGTAATACCCTAAGTCGCTTGAGGGGGCTACCAGAGCCCTTGTAGTCCCCTCAAGTCTTTAGAAAGGATAACAATGAGTACAACAACAGTTGCAGAACTTCGCACAGCTCTTGGCGTAGGAACTCTCTACACTGATGCAGTTTTGCAGTCAGTCTGTGATGCTGCTGATGATGTCTTGTTACCTTTTCTATGGACAAACGTACTTCCAGCAACAGGTCATTCTAACAACGGCACAGATGGCGTCTTATACTTTAATGACTACGTTGATGACGTTTTCTATGTCGGGCAGCAAATTACAGTCACGGGATGCGGGTCGAACTTCAACGGGTCAAAGACAGTAAATGCAGTTAATGAAAAAAGTATTAACATTACAACTACCCATGCAGCCAATGTAGTTAAGGCTTTTCACCCAATTTACCCTTATGGTCAGGTAGCGGCAACTACTTATACAGATTACTCAAGCAAGCCAGCAGTTCAAGAAGCAAGCCTTATGATTTCGATTGACATCTGGCAAAGCCGTCAAGCTCCTTCATCTGGTGGCGTATCTATCGACGGCTATACTCCAAGCCCTTACCGAATGGGTAACACTCTCATGGCTCGCGTTCGTGGACTTTTAGCGCCATTTTTGAGCCCGAATTCTATGGTTGGTTGAAATGCCAGCAATAACCACGCTTCGCTCCAGCATTGCTTCGGCTCTTACAGATAACACAAAGTACTCAGTATTTTCTTTTCCTCCTGCAACGCCTATTGCCAACAGCGTCATTATCACTCCTGCTGATCCTTACATCGTGCCGTCTAACAATGATTACACAGCAATCAGCCCAATGGCTAATTTCAAGATTTCTATCCTTGTCCCATTGCTAGACAATGAGGGCAACCTTGCTGGCATCGAAGCCGACGTAGTTCGGGTGTTCGCGCTCCTTGAAGCGTCCAGCATTGTATTTAACGTCGGAAGCGTCAGCGCGCCTAGCGTGTTGTCAATCGCTTCTGGAGACTTGCTTACGTGCGACATTGCACTAAGCACCCTAACGGAATGGAGCTAATCGATGGACGATTGGACAAAGGAGCAAGCTGACTTTCTAATCAAGATCGGGCAGCTTCCAGCAACAACACCAGCACCAAAGCCAACTACCAAGAAAGATGAGGAATAACTGAAATGGCAGTATTTCTAAGCAACGGAGTAGTTCTAACTGTCAATGCAGTTGATCTCTCAAACCACGTCACATCTGTAACACTCAACCGCTCATTCGATGAACTCGAAGTAACAGCAATGGGTGATTCAGGTCACAAGTTCGTCAAGGGTCTAGAGGCTTCTTCAGTCACTATTGATTTCCTCAACGACACAGCTACAGCGAACGTTCTCCAGACACTTCAGGCACAATGGGGCAACAACGCTACAGTTACACTCAAGCAGACTTCAGCTGCAACTTCAGCGACAAACCCTCTTTACACAATGACTTGCCTTATCAACAACACAACCGATATCAATGGTGCAGTTGGCGATCTATCAACTCAGTCTGTAACTTGGAACGTCTCTGGTACAGTAGCAATCACAACTTCCTAATAACTAACTAAGGGGCTAACAATGGCAAAACTCAAGGTAACAAGGGCAGACAACTCAGTAACAGAGTATGAAATTACTCCGCTGATTGAATATGCCTTCGAGCAATACGCCAAGAAGGGCTTTCACAAAGCTCTTATCGAAGATCAGAAGCAGTCAGACGTTTACTGGCTGTGCTGGGAAGCAATTCGACGTTCGGGTGAAACAGTCAAGCCTTTCGGGGAACAGTTCCTTGAGACTCTCAAGTCAGTTGAGGTCTTAGAGTCTGACCCTTTAGGGTAGATCGGAACTCCCTCACCTATCTCGCAGCTCGCTTGAGTTACGAGTATGGAGTTCCTTTCAACACCATTGTGGAACTACCTACAATGGCTTTCAAAGCACATGTAGAAGTCCTCAAGGACATAGCGAAGGAGCGAAACGATGCCAGTAAAGTTGCAAGGCGCGGTCGCTCTTCGTAAAGCCTTGTCTATTGTTGAGCCTACATTGGCAAAGGAAACTAGCAAAGAGATTGCTTCATTTCTCAAGCCAGTAGTTACTCAAGCGCGAGGCTTTCTTCCTAGCAATGAGCAAGCACCTTCTGGTTGGCTGAAGCGTCCTAACGCTGGTGGTCGTTGGGCTAGTCGTTACTACGATCAAGGCATTGCCCGTAAAGGAATTACTTTTAAGTCATCACCTAGCAAGCCCAACCGCAATGGCTTTCAGGCTTTGGCTTCTATCTTTAATAAGTCCGCTGCTGGTGCTATCTATGAAACCGCAGGACGTAAGTCAGGCGTGACTGGAAACTTCACTCCTAAATTGAGCGGCAAGTTATCTGGTCAAGGTCAGAAGATGACAGGTCGTGCAATCTTTAGAGCCTATGAAGAAGATCGTGGCAAAGCTCAAGATGGTGTAATCAAGGCAATCTTTAAGGCTCGCGACAAGTTTGATTCAATGAAGGATAAGGTCTAATGGCAGATTTAAGAATTGACGTAGCTGCTGAATTTAAGGGCAAGAAAGCCTTCAAGGAAGCAAGCAAGGCGACTACTGGATTAGACAAAGCCGTTGGCAAATTAGGCAAGCAGATTGCTACAGTCTTTGCAGCCAAGCAGATTTACAATTTTGGCAAAGCATCAGTCAAGGCTTTTGCAGAAGATCAGAAATCCGCACAGATGCTAACCATTGCTATCAAGAACCTTGGTCTAGCCTTTGAGCAAGCCAACGTGGAAAAGTTTATTAGCGACTTAGAGCGCAGTTCTGCAATAGCAGATGACGTTCTACGCCCAGCATTTCAAGCATTGGTTACGACTACTGGCTCAGTCACTAAGGCACAGCAACTTCTTAACACAGCCATTGAAACCTCAAGAGGTTCAGGTATTGACCTTGCCACAGTTGCTCAGGACTTAGCAAACGCTTATGTAGGCAACACCCGAGGACTCAAGAAATATAACCTCGGTCTTACCCAAGCTGAACTCAAGACCATGTCTTTCACAGAGATTATGGTTCGTCTCAATAAGCAATTCGATGGATCGTCAGCGGCATATTTAGAGACTTACGCTGGCAAGATGGAAGCAATCACTACAGCAGTAGGCGCAGCGCAGGAAGCCATCGGCGAGTCATTGGTTAATGCGCTCATGACTTTGAGTGGTGCATCTACTACAACTGAACTAATTACTTATATCGAAAAAGTAGGCGAGCGAATTGCCAACCTTATTACTAGTGTTGAAAAGTTCGGCTTTCTTCTTAAGTTCTGGTTCAACCCTAAGAACTGGTTAAAGAAGGGTGATGCTGGAATCAAGGAATGGGAAGAGATTCTTCGCAAACGCGCTTATGCAGCCGGTAAGGCTTTTGATCCAAACAACAACGCAGTCACAGGCTTTAAGTTGGATCAAGCAGCTGCTAATAAAGCAGTTAGAGATGCCGCTCGTCGCCAGAAGGAATTACTTGCTGCTCAAAATAAGCAGACAGCAGAACTCAAGAAGCAAACAGCACTTAAGAAAGCTGGCTCAATTTTTGACCTTGAGCAAATTCAGATTATTGCTGCGCTAAAGGGCAAGTTATCTGAAGAAGATCGCAAGCGTTTAGAACTTCAGTTCGCTTTGCTTCTAGGCAATGAAGATGAAGCTCGTCGCTTAACTTATGAACTTGCAAAGGCTCAAGGACTTGGTGAGCAGATTGCTCGCGACCTTGCAAGCCTTCCAGCAGCTAAGAACCCTTTTGCTTCATGGGAAGCCTATCTAGACAAGATTGCAGAAAAGGCTCGCCAGATTGCAAGCATGACAGTCAATGCTCCAGTTGGTACAGCAGCGGCAGCAGCCGCATCAGGCGTGGGAGTCTCTAGCAACGTGACTACCAACGTGCCTGTAACTGGCTTTACACCGCCTCCAACAGGTACTTACGGAACTCCTACAGGAGCGGTACAAGGTCCTCAAGTAATCGAGTTAAAGATTACAGGCGATGGAGACTTAACCAACACAATCGCTAAAAACCTTATGCAGCAAAGCCTTTCATCTGGCAACCAGACTTACGTCAATCGACGTACAGGCGGCTTTGAGTAATGGCGCTACCTGCACAGATAGCAGTCTCTTTCGACTTTAGTTCTGGAGCAACATTCGGAGCAGGGTTCGTCATAGGTTCACCCGACAACGGCGTGATTGGCGTGAACCGCTTTGGCTCATCTGATGTAGTTATCCCTACAGTCGATCTCACTCCTGACGTTTACTCCATCTCAATTCGTCGTGGTCGCAACATCATGAAGGACACCTACGAGGCTGGCACAGCCATTGTGCGAGTCCTAGACCCTCAGGGTTACTTCAACCCACAGAACCCCTCATCGCCCTACTACGGCTATCTAGTGCCTTTGCGTAAGCTGCGCATCTCAGCAACAACAGCAACAGCAGAACATTTCCTATTCTCTGGTTACGTCAATGATTACCGCTATACCTTCCCTGTAGGTCAAGAGACTGCTTACGTTGATATTCTCTGCACCGACGGCTTTCGCCTTCTACAAATGGCTAACGTGGGAACTATTGCGGACACTCCAGCAGGCCAGACAACTGGCACACGCATCGGCAAAATCCTCGATGACGTGCAATGGCCTTCCTCTATGCGCACCATCGCAACAGGCGTAACAACCTGCGTTGCTGATCCTGCAACTATCCGCACAACCCTAGAAGCGGTCAAGAATGCAGAGTTCTCAGAAGGACTTGGCGCGTTCTACATGAGTCCAGATGGCACAGCGGTATTCAAGTCTCGCTTTGAGGTAGCTTCAACCCTTGCTGCTACTCCTACAGAGTTCAATCAGACAACAGGTATCCCTTACCGCTCAGTCAAGTACGCCTTCGATGACAAGCTCATTATCAACGACGTGAAGTTCAACCGCGTAGGCGGTACAGCACAGAACGTTTATAGCCAGACTTCTATCGATAAGTATTTCCCTCATGGCTTGACTCAAGAGAACCTCATTGCCGAGACAGATACCATCATTGCTGGCATTGCTGGCAATTACGTCAATACTCGCAAAGAGACCACAATCCGCATTGACGAGATGACTGTGGACTTGCTAGACCCAGCAGTACCAACCGACACAATGATTGGCTTGGACTACTTCGACAACCTCAAGATTACAAACGTGACCCAAGAAGGTTCAACGATTGTGAAAACCCTGCAAGCGCAAGGCTTTGCATGGGATATAACACCCAACAAGATGACAGTCTCAATCACAACTCTTGAGCCTATCCTCGATGCTTTCATCATTGGAAGCAGCACTTACGGTATAATCGGCACATCTACATTGAGCTACTAGGAGCAACATGGCAACCTTTCCAGTCACCACAGGCGACGTACTAACAGCGGCAATCTATAACTCGCTAACCGCCTTTACAGTAGGCTCAGACCAGACAGCGGATTACACCGCAGTTCTAGCGGATCAGTACCAAGTCCTAGTCCCTATGAACAAGGCAACAGCAGTAGCCTTCAAGATTCCTACAAACGCTTCAGTAGCGTTCCCAGTAGGCACAGCGATTACAGTTCTTAACAAGGGAGCAGGTGCGGTAACAATCAGCGCAGTTACTTCTGGCACAACCACAGTCCTTTCGGCGGGTGCAGTTGCAGCTTCTCCAACCTTGGCTCAATACAAGACAGCGGTCTGCATCAAGACTGCTATAGACACTTGGTATGTGGTGGGCGCGATTGCTTAACGTAATCTCAGGGCTTCTCTCAGGGGCGGGTGCGCCAGCATCTACAAACTCCTATGAGTCTATTGCCACAGTCACAGTTGGCTCAGGTGGGTCTAGCTCGATTTCATTCAGTTCAATCCCTAGCACTTACAAGCATCTCCAACTGCGCCTTTTAGGAAGAATTGCTAGAAGTGGTGAAGCAAATGATTTCTTCACAATTCGCTTCAATGGCGACACAAGCGCAAACTATTCTTGGCATGCTTTAGAAGGCTCAGGAAGTGCGGTCTATGCCGAGGCAGGTGCTAGCACAGACCTTCCTCGAAATGGTGACATTACTGCAACAACAGCTGGTGCAAGCATGTTCGGTGCTGGCGTGGTGGATATTCTGGAATATGCAAATACAAACACGTATAAGACAACTCGTTCCCTAGTTGGTCGCGACCAAAATGGAAGTGGTTGGATTTGGTTCGGCTCTACTAACTGGCGTTCGACTTCTGCAATTAGCAGCATGACAATTATTCCGACTTATGGCACAGGGTTCGTCGAATATAGTCAATTCGCACTATACGGAATTAAGGGGTAAATCAGATGGCAGCAGGCTCAACCTATACCCCGATTGCGACTACTACTTTGGGAAGCGCAAACAGCACAATTACATTTTCAAGCATTAGCGGAAGTTACACAGACCTCGTACTCATAGCAAATTTATTGCCAGCTTCCTCTGCGCGAGTCAAGCTGCGAGTAAATAGCGATGCAGGCTCTAACTACTCATACACAATTCTTACTGGCTCAGGCACGGCAGCAAGTTCTGGGCGTGAATCCAGCATCACAGAAATCAACTATTACTGGAATGGCTTACCTTCAGGTTGGTCTAACTACATTCTTAACTTTCAGAATTACTCAAACACTACAACTAATAAAACAATCTTGGCGCGAGGTAATTCAACAGCAGTTGAGACATTTGCCAGCGTTGGGTTATGGCGTAGTTCTTCTGCCATCAACGCTATCGAGTTGCGCTCTAGCGTAGGCACATTTGACACAGGCTCAACCTTTACCCTATACGGAATTGCGAGCGCATAATGCCAAATACATTTGAGTTAATCGCTTCTTCTACAGTTGGTGCTGGTGGGGCTTCTTCTATTGACTTCACAAGTATTCCTAGCACATACACAGACCTTTGCTTGAAGTTATCTTTGCGAGATACAAACGCGGGGGCTGCTATTGACGGCGGTATCCGCCTTAATGGTGCTACAACAAATTACACATGGAGACA